CCTGCTCTGATCTATCATGAGCTACCTACTTCTGGTGGAAACCCTCACGCACATAACAGCGGTACTTTTGGGTTTGTACAACTAGGTGATGCTGGTACACTGCCAACAGGATATACTACTTCAGACTTCAAACCTAACTGCGCCTTGGCTGCCTATGGTAGGGTTTGGATGGCAGACATTGTAGGCGATAGACAGACTGTATACTTCAGCAGATTGCTGGACGGATCAGACTTCCAAGGCGGTGACTCAGGCTCCTTGTCAATCAATGCTGTGTTCCCCAACAATGACCAGATCATAGGCTTGGCTGCTCATAACGGGTTCTTGATTATCTTTGGTAGAAACAACATAGCTATCTATGGCAGTCCTGTTGATGTTACCCAGCTATACCTAGCAGACTTCATTCCTAACGTGGGCTGTATCGCTAGAGACTCTATCCAGAATACTGGTACAGATATTATCTTCTTGTCTGACTCTGGGGTTCGTAGCCTTCAGCGGGTTATCCAAGAGAAGTCCTTGCCTATGCGGGATATCTCTAAGAATGTACGAGATGACCTGATTGATAATGTTAACTCTGAGACAGCCATACAGATCAAGTCTATCTATTATGACAGGGATGCTTTCTACCTGTTGGCTCTGCCTACCACTAAGTGGGTGTACTGCTTTGACATGAGAGCACCGCTGCAGGACGGATCAGCTAGGGCTACTATCTGGACCAACATAGAGCCTAAATCGTTCTGTGTAACTGCGGCTAAGGACTTGTTACTGGGCAGGGCTGGATATGTAGGCAAGTACTTTGGACACTTGGACAATACAACTACCTATCGGTTTAAGTACTTTACTAACTACTTTGACTTTGACACTCCAACCAAGGAAAAGATCCTAAAGCAAATAGGAATGGTTCTCATTGGTGGTTCTAGCCAAGAGATAGCCATCAAGTGGGGCTTTGATTATAACGAAAATTACTCTGCAGTAACGAAAAAGCTTGACACGGCGGTTGCTTACGAGTATAATATAGGTGAATATAATATTGCTGAGTACTCTGACGGAATTGTACTGGACAAGTTTAAGTCCCATGTGGGCGGTAAGGGACCAATTATGCAGGTAGGTTTAGAGGCTGAGATCAACGGTAATCCTTTGTCCATTCAGCGGATTGACATATATATTAAACAAGGAAAAACAGTATGAGTAATTATATCAAGGCTACAAACTTTACCGCCAAGGATACTCTTCCTACTGGTAACTCAGGTAAGATTATTAAAGGTACTGAGATTGATGTTGAGTTAACGGCTATAGCCTCTGCCATCACTTCTAAGGCAGACACGGCTGGTCCTACATTCACAGGAAGCCCTTCAGCGCCTACGGCTAATGCTGGTACGAACACTACTCAGATAGCTACTACAGCCTTTGTCAACACTGCGATAACTACTGCTTTCCCTAGTGGTGGTATTATTATTTGGTCTGGCTCTATTGCTACTATTCCTACTGGCTGGGTTCTATGTAACGGATCTAACTCTACTCCAGACCTTCGTGATAGGTTTATTGTTGGTGCTGGTAATAGTTATTCAGTAGCCGATACTGGTGGTTCTGCTAATGCTGTCACTGTAGCTCACACGCACACTGTATCTGTGTCAGGAACTACAAACACGGATGGTTTACACTTCCACAACTATCCTAAAGGTGGAGCATCTTCTGGTCCTCGTCAAGCTGTGTCTATTGATACAAGCATTAATGACGGTTTCACTACTTCAACAGACTTGACAACCAACAGAGGTACTGATGAGAAGGGTTCTCACTCACACACTGTGTCTGCTTCAGGAACCACAGCCTCTACAGGCTCTTCAGCTACAGGCGCTAACTTGCCACCGTACTATGCTCTTTGCTACATTATGAAGACCTGATGTACAAGTTTCCAGTAGTAAATAGACAAGAATATATAATGTACTTAGAGTTGTTTAGTAACTTATACTGGCTTCATACGGATGTGTTTAAGTGGTCAGCAGAAACAAAGAAACATTATATTCAAGATTTAAACCAGCTTCAATCACTACTCAGTGCTCCGCTATACGGCCTAGTAGATAATGATAAGTTAGGGAAGTTTGGAGAAACACTAGGCTTTAAATACACTAAAGATTTATTAGGGAATGACGGACATATGTATAAGATATATACGAGGAGTTTATAATGGGTAAGCTTGTTGGAGGTCTTGGTAAAGCTATTGGCGGTTTTGTTGGGGATATAACAGGTGCTAATGCGGCTAGAGATGCTGCTAATATATCTGCCCAGCAGCAAAGAGAAGCTGCCCTAGCGTCAGTGTTTCGGCCTGTTGGGATGACCTCTAGATTTGGTACATCTCAATTTGGTTATGAAACTATTGGAGGAATACCTAGAGTATCCTCTGCTCAGTACACAGTAGCTCCTGAGCTAACTGCTATTCAGAATCAACTCTTTGGGCTAACTCCTTTTGCTGCTCAACAGGCTGCTGATGCACAACAAGCAGCCCAACAGATTGGAGCAGGCGGTGCTCAGTTGTTCGGACTAGGACAGCAATACCTAGCTCAGTCTCCTGAGATGGCCCGTCAACAGTTCTTTAATGAGCAGATGGCCTTGTTAGCTCCTGCTAGGCAGGCAGAAGAACAGCGACTGGCTTCCTCTGTCTTTGGTCGTGGTCGTGCTGGATTAAATGTTGGTGGATCACAGCCTGAACTAGCCACCTTAGCAGGCGCTCGTAGGATGCAAGAGTTACAGCTAGGTGCTCAAGCAGAGCAGGCAGCACAGCAGAGACAGGTATTTGGTTCTGGTCTGATGAGTCAGGGCCTTGGATTGTTTGGTCAGCAGTACGCTCTTCCGGGTCAGGCACTTGCTCCGCTACAGTCCTACCTTGGTACTATCGGTACTATCGAAGAGATGGGCCAGCAGCCTCTACAGCTTGGTCTTCAGATTGGAGGAGCTGCTCAACAGGGCGCTTCTGCTGCTGCAAACCTACTCAGTCAGGCTGCTCAGACTCAGTACGCTGGTGCAAAGGATGCTGCTGCAATAAATGCACAGTTGATTGCTGGTATTGCACAGGGCGCTGGTTCGGCATTTGGTGGCGGGATGAGACGATAAGGATAATATATGGCTAAGGCTAATCTTTTCACAACTGAATTACTTGGGTATGATCCAGAAGAGCGTAAGCGCCGGAGAAGAGAACAAGATGCTAAACTTACAGCTTCTCTATTAGGCGGTGATCCTTATCGGTCTATTGGTTTCTCTATTGGTCAGTTATTTGGGGCAGGTGCGTCTAAGTTATTTGGGATGGAAGACTCAGATGTTAAAAGAGAATCTGATGTTTACGGCGCTATTTCTACTGCATCATCTAGATTTCCTGCTGGCTCTCCAGAATACTACAGAGCAGTAGCTGAGGCTTTACCACAGACTCCTGAGTATGCTTCGTCTAGATCTACTGCATTAGAGGCAGCACAAAAGGCAACGACAGACGAGATGACTTCTCTTAGGACAGACGCTCAGTTCTATGAGAAAGCTCCTGAGCAGACTGGTGCTGCACTGGCTGACCTAGCTAGACAGTTAGAAATCAATCCTAATAATCCTGTTGCCTTGAGAAGGTACAATGCTATTACTCAGGCTGGAGTTACAGGTGCTATGGAACAATTCCAAAAGCAAGAGACAGCAGCTACTGAGACTTATCGTAAGAACATAGAGTTTTACAAGAAGAATCCTGAGCAGGCTGCTACCAAACTGGCAGAGTTGGCTGCTCGTATTGAGATTAATCCACAGGATGCTGGTGCTATATCTGAGTACAATACGATTGCTCAGGCTGCGTCTTCTGGTGCAATGACTGCAACTGCACAGGCAGAGAAAGAAGCCTTGAGTGCGGAGAGCATACGGACAACTATAGCTAAGAATAAGAGGGAGCTTGCTCAGCTTGGTGATAAGTTTGAGGCTGGTGATAGATGGAATGCTGAGCGACAAGCAGCCATAGATCTATTTGCAGCTAATAAGCTAGATCCTAAGCAGCCTCTGAAAGGCGCTGCACTAGTAAATACAGAGTTAGTTAGGGCACAGAGTACAGCATTGCGTGAGCCTTGGGGCGGTACAGCTCCTAGACCAGCGGCTGCGACGGCTTTTAAGCCAGCAGGTAAAGCAAAAGTAGAGGCTGCGGGTATAGTATACGATCCAGATAATTACGAATATAGAGAAGGCCCCGGAGGAGTAATACAGCGGAAACCTAAACAAAGAACTCCTTAAGGATAAGAGATGGCTGATTGGGAAACTATTACACCAATAAGACGAACAAAAAAAGAAGATGAGTGGGAAACTATTTCTGCTGCGGTTCCTACTAAGGCAGTACAAGACCCTATAACTCAACAGGTTAACAAGCAGGCAGTTGAGAGCATCGCTGCGGCTATCCCTGCTCCAGTTAAAGAAGCTGCTGCAGCAGTAGGCGAGACTGTTCAAGAAGGATGGGAAGCTTTACCAGAGGGAGTTAAACAACCACTAAAGACTACTGGT